AACATATATAAAGTAAAAAACAGTAATGAAAATTGGTTATTCAAAATTAAGTAAAAAATATAACTATATACAAAAACATCATATAATACCAAAACGTTTTTTTAAAACAAAGCAAACAATTGATTTAACACTCGATGAACACGCTGAAATACATCATTACACCGATAATATAAAAAATACAGACCAAATATTAGGATTTTTCCTATTATGGATAAACAATAAAATAAAAAGATGAATCTAAAAAAAAGATCTTTAGAAAAAATTTACACTCCAAAACAGTTATCATTGTTTCTCTTAAAACAATTGAAACGATTTAATAATTTTAATATAACTGAATTTCTTGAACCATCAGCTGGCTCAGGACAATTATTAGATGTAATTAAAGAACAATACCCGAATATTCCTTTAAACGCATTCGATATAAAAAATGAAACACACAGAAAAGATATTATAGAATGTAATTTCTTAAAATGTGATATTCGATATAAAAAAGGTAGAGTAACAATAATGAATCCACCTTTTTCAAAAGGAACAAAATTTATTTATAAATGTTTATCCATTTCAGATATTGTAATATCAATTACAAGTTTAAATACTTTACTTAGTTTAGATTACGATAAAGTTAATGTAAGAGCAATTCGTATATTTAAAGATTATGAATTTAGTAATAAAAAAAAATATGATATATGTGTATTCACAATAATAAAGTAACAATTTTAATAAGACAAACATCGTTTGGTTATCTAATTAAAAAAAATAAATTAAGAACCACAACTTTAAAAGATTTAAACATTAATTTTAATGACTTTTATATTCTTAAGGCAACAGGTGTATTTAGATTTATTACTGTTGAAGAGTTTTTAACACTCAAATATGCAGCATATATATTTTATAAAAAGACAGATATTAATAAAGACAATATTATTAAATGGTTAGATTTTTTAAAACAAAATAAACTTATGCCTATGTTTCTTGATAAACCATTTCCACCAGTATCAATTCTAAATAAAATAAAAATATGATTAATTCAAAGAATAAAGGAAACACATACGAAAGACAACTTGTTAACGAATTGAAAGTTGTATTTAATAAAACAGATATTTATACAAGTAGAAACGCATCAAAATTATTAGATGACCAAAAAGTTGATATATTTAATACTCCAATTATAAATATTCAAGCAAAGTTCTATAAAAATTATCTATCATTAAACTCAATTAGTTCCATTTTAGATAGTATGCCAGATGATAAAATAAACACTGTATTTCATAAAGCAAATAGGAAAACTGAATTAATTGTATTAAAAAAAGAAGATTTTTATAAATTATTAAAAAAATTAACAAAAAATCAATAAAACTAATTAGTTATTTGTATATTATTAAAGCGAGGTTAACTCAGTTGGTTTAGAGTATCTGGTTTACATCCAGAAAGCCGTAGGTTCAAGTCCTTCACTTCGCACCATTTTTAGCTAATGCTTACCGTAAGTTGTTCATAACAAATGACTTACGAGGTAGGATTATAAATAATAAATATTATACAATGGCAAGACCAAAATCAACAAAAGTAGTTGTTAAGCAATCAACTAAAAAAAATGTTTTTACAAAAGACACAATGTTAAATTTTATGTCAGCATTGGTAGATAACAATTTCAATGTTACTAAAGCGTGTGAACAAGCACAGGTTGCGAGACCAACTTATTATTACAATTTAAATTACAATAAAGAATTTAAAGAATTGTTTATCCGAAGTAAAGAATTTGTATCTAATGTCATAAGAGATGCATTTTTAGAGGGTATTACACATCCTGATTTAATATTGAGATATAAGTATTTATCCATTTTACCAGATGCAGTAAAATTACAAGCACTTGGATTTGAGGATAATTCAACTAATATCACTTTTAAACTGGATAAAAACCAAATTGAATTGGGGTAATGGCAAAATTGTTAATAAATGGGTTGTTCCCTGCTCAAAAAGCATTAATAAATGATATTTTTAAATCAGATAAAAAGTTTCACATTATAAATGCAAGTAGGCAAAGTTCTAAAACATTCTCAATTAGTAAGTTAGTTATAATGTTTGCAATGACTACTAATGATAATATTTTAGTTACATCACCGTCTTATGAACAGGCACGATTAGTTTATGATAATATAATAAACACAGTAAACATTGATACACTTTTGTTAAAGAAAAAGTCATCTAAACCGTATGAATTGCTTTTTCAAACTGGTGCAAGAGTTTCTTTTAAATCAGCTGAACGATATGATAATATTAGAGGTGGTTCTTATTTATATGTTATATGTGATGAATTTGCATTTTTTAAACAAGATGTTTTTGACACAGTAATCAGACCAACAACAGCAGCAAAGAAAAACTCTAAAATAGTAATAGCATCAACACCAAAAGGAATAGATAATGATTTTCATAAAATGGTGGAACTTTGTGATATTAATGACAATTATGTATATTACTTTTTACATTATTCACAAAATCCTTATTATGATTTAGATGAGGTTAAAGATGCTAAACTAAGATTACCATCTCCAATATTCAGACAAGAATATGAGGGTGAATTTATTGAAGATAGTGGTGATGTATTTGAATTTTTAGATGATATAACAGTTTTAAATAATTGGCAAAATGTAAAACAAAATGAACAATATTTCGCAGGAATAGACTGGGGTAGAGCAGATGATAAAACAGTTCTTACAATATTAAATAGTAAAAGAGAAACAGTATTTATTCAAAGTTGGAATAAAATAACTTGGGATACAATCATTAATAATATATCAATTCCATTAAAACTGTATAGACCAATTACATATGCAGAATCTAATGGTATAGGTGATCCATTAATTAGTCAGTTAATGAAAAGTTATAGTAATTTAAAACCTTTTACAATGAGCAACACATCTAAAAGAGAAATCGTTGAACTATTAAAAATGAATATATATAAGAAAGATATTAAGATTGCTAATTCAACACTTTGTCCAGAGTTAAAAAAAGAATTATCAAGTTTTACATTTTCTCAAACTAAAACTGGTTTATTGAGTTATCATCATTCACCAAATGGACACGATGATTATGTAGATTCACTTTGTCTTGCTAATTATGCTTTTGAAAAACATAATTTAAAATTAAAAGCGTCATTACCAAGTAATAATTCAATATATAATTTAAAATCAAATAGTATATATGCTTAGTAAAATACTTATAACAATGTATATTTTTAATTATGAATGTAGAGACTGTAAACACGAATTTAAAGGATTCATAACAAGGAGACGTTGCCCCAATTGTAAAAGTAAAAACATTACTATAAAAAAATATTAATTATGTTTATAAATATAGAGGACTTAAAAACATTAAAATTTCAACATATATTAGATAATATCTTAGAGGATAATAATGATATAGCAAAAGATTTAATTGAAATGGCTATTGCTGAGGTATCTGCATATCTTGGTAGTAAATACGATGTGGAAACAATATTTAATCAAACTGGTTCTAAAAGACATCCTACAATTAAAAGATTAACAATAGACTTTTTTTTATGTTTTGCATTTGAAAGAGTAAGTGGAAATGAAATACCCGATTACCTTGCTGAGAAGTGTTCAATTAATAGAAAGTTTTTAACAGATTTAGCATCTGGCAAGTTGAACATATACAACTTACCAAAACTAAGTGATACACTTGAACAAACAGCTAATATTAAATTTGCAAGTGAACAAAAATTTGTAAATTATTAAAATAAAATTAAAGATGATAAATAAAGACAATATAAAACCATTAATAAAAGTTAATAGAGATGATCATTTAACTTTAAAGAATACTCTTAGAAGTTATGAAATGGCAAAGAATCAAGCTGAGAGTATTGATTATCCAAACAGATATGAATTACTTGAAATATATTTTGATGTTATTAATGACAGTCATTTAAAATCAACATTAAATCAAAGAGTATCTCGAATATTACGATTACCATTTAATATAATTAATACTGGAAATAACAAAATTAATGATGTATTGAATCTAATGTTTCATCAAAACTGGTTTTATAAATTTCTAAAATTTGTAATTGATGCAGTCTTTTATGGAAATTCATTAATAGAAATATATAAAGTAAATAAAACAGTTAATGTAAGATTAATACCAAGAGAACATATTATACCAGAATTTCAAATGGTTAAAATTAATCCATACGATATTCAAGGTAGTATTGATTATACTCAACCAGTTTATTCAAAATCACTTATAGAAGTTAATAATGATTTTGATAATAGAAATCTTGGTGAACTTTTAAACATTTCTAAATTGGTTTTGATTAAAGATGAATCATTTATTAACTGGGCACAATATGTGGAAATATTTGGACAACCATTAAGAATAGCTACAACAGATACAGTTGATCCATTAGAAATTAATAAAGTAATGAAATTTCTTGAACAAATGGGACGGTCTGGTTATATGGTTAAAAATAGTCAAACCGAAGTTGAGTTTAAAGAAGCTGGCGGGGGTTCTTCCAATTCACTTTATAAAGATATTGAAGAATATATTAACAAAGAAATCAGTAAACAAATACTTGGTGTAACTATGTTATCTGATGATGGTTCAAGCCGTTCACAGTCAGAAGTTCACGAAAGAGCATCACATTTAATAACTCAAAATGATATTAGATTTATAACAAGTATAATCAATAATCGTTTAATTCCTACTTTAAGAGATTTAAATATTATATCACAAAAGAAAATTGAATTTAAATTTGATGAAATTGATACTTTTACAACCGATGAAAAACTTGAAATTGATAGATTTTTAGTTGAAAACTTTAATTTTAAAGACACATCATATTTTGAAAAACGATACGGTGTTGAATTAGAGGATTTTAAAACATTTGATGATGAAATAACTAATGAAAACATAACTGAATAATGAGTAGAATATTAGTAAATACTAATTTAAGAGGTTCAACTGTTGGTAAAAACAGTGTTAGAATTATTGGTTTGAGACGAATTGAACGTAAATTAAATACTGTAGCAAATCAAACATCACTTGAAGCTGCTAATGTAGCAAAGAAAATGATACAGGATAATATAAAACCATTTTCAAAATCAGGAAAATTGTTACACAGTTTTAAAGTAAAGGTAAATTCAAAACGAAAAGCAACAGTATATTCAAATTCACCTTATTCACGTATTCAAAATCTTGGTGGTAGAATTAAAATCACCCAACGAATGAGAAAGAAAATGTGGGCTTTATATAAGAAAACAGGAAAAAAGGTATATAAAGCAATTGCAATTACTAAAAAAAGTTATGTTACAATTCCAGCTAAAGAATATACAACAATTAATAAACGTATATTTAATAAACGTGTGAAACAAAGTTTTCATAAATTAATTAATAAGAAAAAATATTTTGGGTAATGATAAAATTTATATATACATTTTTTAAATACTTTATTGAAAAGGAAATACCAGAAGTAAAAACAGTTGATTTATTTTTCAATCAATTTGAAGAACAGTATAATGGTAACGAAGATAATAAAGCAAATCCAAGAGTGCTAATCGAGATAAATGAAAGCACTCCTGAACAATATGCAAATGGGTATCAACAATGGATACAAGAAGTAACTTTACACATAGGAATTGATATTTATGACCAATTTAATTCTGATAAAACAATGGATTATCTCGATTTACTTGATAACATTTATAAAAAGTTAAACGGTTTATCAAGTTTCACATTTCCAGAGGAATTACATTCTGATGATTATCAGATTAATGATGTAGTGAGAACAAATATTATGTTTGCAACTAATGTAGGCAATATAAAAGTTTCACAAATTACATTCCAAATTGTATTTGAGGATTACAGTTTAATCCCTGAAAAAGAAACAACTATGATTAATAATGAAGAAATTACTGTAAATGTAATAAATGTTACTCCTTAATTTGTATATTATATAAAAGAAATACTGATGACTATTCAACAATTAATAAACAAAATAAACATTATTATCACTACAAATGGTGATAGAGATATTGACGGTGATATAGCCAATACCATCTTAAATGATATAGTGGATACATTTCCAAATAATGATATATCTTGTTTTTATCAAAGCAGTACACCTGTCGCAAATAAAAATGGTGATATATGGTATAATACTTCTAATAATAAATTATATAAATATGATGGTTTTCAATTTGTTCAACTCGGTATAAAAAGTTTAAGTAAACAAAGTGAAATAAATGCTATACCATTATCAACAACAGAAGCAACATTATCAAATGGTTTATTAAATGTTAAAGATTTTGATTATGTAAGTGTTAATGTTGTAGATAATATCTATAAAATAAGTGTAAAAGATACATATACAGATTATATAACTAATACATCAACTGAAACAGAATCTTATGATGTTAGAGGTGGAAAACGTATTTATTTAAAAGTAAAAGAATTAAGCACTGTTTTTAATAATTATCAAACTGAAATAAGTGGTGATACTGATTTTAAACCAATTGTATTTCCAGATAATAAAAACCATAAATTCTATGGAGATAGTATATTGACATTGATATACGATAAATATGATAAAGTATGGAAAGTATTAGATTATACTAATAATATTGTTGACGTAACATATCAAATTCAAATAACTGATTATACTACAGAAGAAGGAAATATAAGACTTGATTTTTCAAATAACGCATACATAGACTGGGGGGATGGAACAATAGATACACTTACTTCAGGTGTATATAAAACCCATATATATAGTTCAAATGATAGTTAT